AATAACATTTGTAAATCCTCTTAACTCGGGAAGTGTTTGTAAATTTAAAATTTTAAATTCAAAAGTTATATTATTTTCCATATTTTTTTTATTTTTTTATTATTTTTTTATTAACCAGGTATTACTCTTGATACAGTATATGCTGTAGCACTATCATATAAATCCATTCCTGATGTTTGAACATTACATCCAGTGCCACTCACACTAATAGACATAACACCAGCACCACCATAAGTAGCGGTAGGTACACTACACATATTAAATTCACCACCTGTTTGATTTGTATTATTTTTCCATACCCATCCTGCTGTAGCAGTTCTTGCTCCATTATTACCTGTAATACGAGTAGATATTACATATGTAGAACCATAACTCATATTATCTATTAGCGGAACTAATCTATCTCCATTATAATTTGTTCCATTAATTGTATATGTTGTAGTCACAGACATTCCAGGACCTGTAGGACCTGTAGGACCTGTAGGACCAGGACTACCAGTTGGACCAGTACCTCCAGGACTACCTGTTGGTCCTGTACCACCCGCAGTTCCTGTTGGACCTGTTGGACCTGTTGGACCTGTTGGACCTGTTATTCCCGATTGATTTGTCCATTTTCCCGTAGTTGAGTTATAAACCATCAATTGATTATTTGATGGAGTTGCGACCGTTACATCGGATAAAGCTGAAAATGAAACTTGAGCGGAACCAGTTACTACAGTTCCAATTGCAGCTCTTATTTGAGCTGCAGTTATTGTTCCACCTAATGCAGTTGATGTTCCTGCTATTGTAATTGCGTTTGAACCACTTAATATAGTTGAACTACCCAATACTTGTGCCGAACCCGAAACTATACCTGCTGGTAATGATGCAGTTAAACTAATAGTACCACTTGTAATATCAGTAGTTGTTACTAATGTATTTGCACTTATTGTTTTAGTTACAGTTTGTTTATTATCTACTAAAAAAATAGAACCCGAACCAACATAAAGGTGTCTCCAAGGGTTTGTTAAAGTTCCTAAATCATATGCACCACTTACGGCAGGGATTATAGAACCCATTGTTACGATTGAACCAGTTATAGAAACCGAACCAGTTATAGTAGTTGAACCAGATGTATTTAATCCGTTATATAAATTTAACTGTCCGTTTATTAATTGCATCTTATTGTATTATTGTTTATTATAAATATTAAGTTATCCCAAATTAAATCTATTCTTTAATGCGTTATAGTTTTGTTGGATTTCTTGTGCCGATAATACTTTATTATAAAATTGCATATTGTATAAATTTCCATTAAAACATAATCCAAATGTATTAACAGAATATGAACCTATTCTTGTATTATTTCCTGTTCCAGTATATCTTATATTACCTCCAGAACCATCAAGTATAGAATTTACATATATTTGTTTAAATGCTGAAGTGTAATTATATGTCCATACAATATTATAAAATGTATTTGCAGATAACAATACTGAACCTCCAATATCATTGCTATAAAGTCCAAACTGAACTCTAGCGGAACGTTCTCCTAGATGAATTTGATTATTAATACCAGAAATACCATGTCCTACTATAGCATTATCATTACTACCACCAGTATTTACAACATTAAATTTTACCCATGTAGAAACTGACCATGACCCTGCATTCCAAAACGAATCAGTTATAGAATATTCTGAGATATAAGAGGTATTAAATGCACCACCTGTAAATGATAAACTACCAATATTAGATGCATTAAATGTTGGGATACTGGAACCTGATAAGATTCCATTATTATTATTTCCACTCAAATCATTCCAATTAGTTCTAAAAATAGGGGATGATGTAGTATTTTTATAATCTGTTACAAATGAATTAGATTCCATTTGGAAACCATAAAAATAAGCTCCCGATGTTCCATCACCTGTATATGATAGTGACCCACTATTATCTAATAATCCAATATATGCATATGTTTGATTTGTTGTTGCAGTTGAACTCGTTGATGCAGTACCAGTTATAATAACTCGTGTCCATCCGTTTGGATAATCAACATAGCTTGGGGTTAATCCACCTGCAATTTTAGTTTTTGTTGAAACATCAAAATATGCATTAGAATATTGACTACCCATCCATGCATATTCAACAAATAATTTATTTGTTCCTGCTGGTTTAACAAAAAATGATAATGTATATAAACTTCCTGAAATTGTTGATGGATAAGTTCTATTACTAAATACATGACGATTGGTTGCAGTATCTTGTTTTATAAGTGTAGCATTTTGTGTTCCATCAGGTGAAATATCTGCACTACTTGTTATTGAAACATTCCCACTTGTCCAAACGACATTGGTAAAATCATTACTATATGTTAGTAAATTTTCGGATGGCGTATAAGATTTTGGATTAGCAGCATCTAATGCTAATACTAAACCATTTGTTACTATGGGAGGTGTACTTTCATATATTGCCATATTATATTAGATTAAATTTTGCATAGATGAATTCCATTCTTCCGTAGAAAGGATTTCAATTATTTCTTCATATGTATATGGTCCTTCACTTCCAACTAAAGTAGATACAAATGAAGGTTGTTCATCTGGCCAATTTACAAATGTTTTTGAATTATCAACTGATTTTCTTACAGTTTCTTCCGAAGTTTCTAATACTTGTGTAAAATCTACTTTTGAAAGTTCTGTTGTTGGGAAAATGATGTATTGTCTTGTGTTGTACATATTATATTATATTAAATCTTGATTTTTGTGCGTTGTAGTTTTGTTGGATTTCTGATGCGGAGAGTGTTCTATTATAAACCATTGCTGCAGAAATGGTTCCAGGTAAAAATAGAACGTTATCACGAATATCACACCCAATTATAAAATCATTTGAAGAATAGGCAGCATTCTTGGCTGCAGTAGTAGTTCCATCTGCTACACCATTTAGATAAAATGTAAATGATGTTGTGCTTTTTGTTAAACCAAGTAAATTCCAAGTGTTAGTAGTTAAAGTTGTGTTGGCAGAAACGAAATTTACACCAAATCCATTATCATAATCCCAAAATAACATTTTATTACTTGCAATTTGGAATCCAAATTCTGTGTCTGAATCACTTGCACTTCTACCTAACCACATTAATGAGCCATTTCCAGTGTGCTTTACCCACATCAATAAGGTCATATACGATGATGGTGAGTTATTTAAATTAGCGGCTCTTAAATATTGGTTAGTCCCATTAAATACAATACTACCACCATTATCAGAACTAAATGTAGGTGTATTCACTAATGTTCCACTATTGTTATTCCCACTTAAATCTCTCCACGTAGTTCCACTTCCAGTATATGATTTTTGATTTGCAGCATCTAATGCTAATACTAATCCGTTTGTTACTATTGGTTGTGCTCCATGTATCATATTGTTATACTTTTTAAATAAGTATCATCCAATTGTTTTGGAAAATATTTTACTTGTTTTATCCATCCGTTAGACATATTACCACCACCTTGTGTACCACCAATATAAACATTATAAGTAGATGGTTGAAATGATGGGTTTGAAGACATACGTGATTTATTCAATAATCCTTGAGATGCAATATACCAATCAAATGTTGATGCATTCCAATAAGTTGCTGCTTTTCCAAAGGTTGTCCAAAAATTTATATTTGAAGTAATACCTATGGAATTATACAATGAATTGCCATTGTAAGAACCAACCGTTGTCATAGTAATTGGAACACTTCCACCACCACCTTCTGTACCAACAATTTCATTATTACCCATAGATAATATTCTACCATATCCATTTTGATTACTTTCATTACCACCTCTAAATTCTATATACCAAGTATGAGTACCATCGGGTGACATTAGGGTTGAAGTATTTGATATATATGCAAAATCAGCAGCACGATTTACAGTTGCGTTTGTAGTTGGTATATAAGATGTTGGGAATCTACCCACTTCAACTTGTGCTCCCCAAACTAATACATCGTTATTTGAAGAATTTGCAAATAATCCAAAACCGGCATTTGAAATACTACCTGTAATTTGTCCTGTTGCCCAAACTCTATACCATCCATTTGATAAATTTATACTTCCAGAATTGGTTACAATGCCAGAATTAATTTGATATTTAGTTATACTAAGTGATGGGTATGTAGTTATATTTAATCCAAATTGATTACTACCATCACCTACTCCATATACAATAGCTAAACTACCCGAACCATTATTATTTGCTTTAACATATGCCGAAACTGTATAATATGAAGAAGTAGAATTTGTTATAGTACTCCCATAATAATATACATTGCCTTGAGAAGTCCATTGGTATCTTGTTGCAGTTTGAGTTCCATCGGGTGCAATTGCATAATTTAATGTTGTTGAACCCGTAAATGTTGCCGTTGGAATTGAAGGATAATTCGTATTAGTCCTAGATTCTTCCATATATAATCCCTTACTTTCCAATGTATATGGGTCATAATCAAATCTTGGTTGATTTATAGATGCACTTACAAGTAAACCACTACCATTATAATATGTTGCCGTTGTTGAACGTGTAAATGTTATAGGATATGGTTCATTTGGATAATTTAAAACATTATCTTTAGCAAAATTCCTATAAAATTTTGGAGTATTTGATTGTCCTAATATTGTTCCCATAACTTATTATATTACTTGATATGTTATTGTTGCTCCCCATTTGTATGTAGTACTACCTGAACCATATACTAATAATGATGCCGATACCGATGATGCTACTATATCAAAATTTACATTTGCAACTTCCGAATTTAAAAATTTCTGATTATATCCCACTACCGATGCTACTCCTGCATTGTATTTTATTGTTGATTTTATATCACCCGTTACTGTTTGTCTTGAACCTGTATCATATCCCGTTACAACTGCGGACATAAATACCGAAGATGAAACATTTGAAAATACTAAATTAAACAATGAAGATGTTACGTTAGATACCGTTGAACCACTTGCTTGTGTTGTACGAGAATATAAACCATATCCTTTATTTACTATAAAGTCCGATTGTACTGTAACCGATGATGATGGTGTTAAGTTTACACCCAATGATAAATACGAACCACTTTTATTAAATGCTTTGTATGGAAAATCATACATATTAACTTGTCCATCGGATAATGCTTCTATAATTGGTAAACCAGAAACATCATTTACCATATAAATTGAACCTGAAACTACATCCGTAATAGTAAATTGAGAACCTACCGAAGTTGCACCAAAATCTGCAATTATATTTGCCGTATTTGAACCACTAAATGAACCAGTAAACGTTGGCATTACTCTTAATGCCGTTTGTGTTTGTGATGAGGTTACATTTGTAAATAAAGGTGTTATGTTTACACCATATACCGTTGCACCTACTGTTGCCGATTGAGAGATAGAGTGTGATACTAAAAATGCAGATTGTGATGGTGATAGTGATAAACTACCCGATAATGTAGTTCTTCCATTTACAATTAATGAACCCGTAACTTGCAATGAGCCCGTATGTATAGTTGAACCACTAATTGTTAGTGAACCAGTTATTGCTTGGTTTCCTCTGAATACATTTGAACCCGTTGTTGCTAATGAACCACTCCATGTGTTAATTGATGAAGTAAATTGATTTAATGATGCCGTTGCTGATGCTATTCCACCAAACAAACTACCATAGTCCGAAGTTCCTGCTAAACTTATTTGGGTTGAACCCGAAACTAAATTAGGTATTGTTATGTTTTGAGTACCATCAAACGAAGTTCCATTTATTAATCGTACTGTACTTAATGCATTTGCAACTGTTGCCGTTCCTACTGCCGAACCAACATATCCACCTTTTGATGCTACTGCAACACCAGTTCTTGCTGATGAGAATGTGATTGTCAAAGAACTACTATCTATTGTAGTTATTGATTGTGGTATGATTACACTATTAGTATTGTCGTAAACAGTTACAACTGGGTATTGGGTTGCTAAGAAGTGATTAAATGTCCATACAGATGCTGCCGAAGCAGTTTGATACATTATTGCGTTAGATGAACCATTTAATGCAAAAGATGCCGTACCGAATAAAGAACCTGTGAATGATGTTGCAGTAACTGAACCCGTTACACTTACCGAACCTGTTATTGTAGTGGAACCAGAAACTCTTAATGAACCTGTTATTTCTGCTAATCCATTATTTTGTATAATTAAATTACTACCACTTGTTAAAAGAAAAGATGAACCATTTGTTGTAAGTGATGTTCCAACTGTTGTCAATGATGTTACAACTAACGAACCAGTTATTGTAGTTGAACCACTAATTCTCAATGAACCCGTTACAATTAATGAACCACTTGTGTTTACAGACCCAGTTATAGTTTGATTACCATTAAATGAATTAGAACCCGTAGTTGCTAAAGACCCACTCCATCCATTTATTGAGGATGTGAATGTATTTAATGATGCCGTTGCCGATGCGATACCACCAAATAATGAACTATAATCAGAAGTTCCTGCTAAACTAATTTGAGTTGAGCCAGAAACTAAGTTTGGTATTGTTATATTTTGTGTACCATCAAATAAAGTTCCGTTTATATTTCTACCAGTTGATAAAGCATTTGCAACAGTTGCAGTTGCTACTGCTGAACCTACATATCCCCCTTTAGATGCTACTGCTACTCCAGTTCTTGCTGACGAAAAAGTAATAGTTAAAGAATTACTATCGGTTGCTACTATTGATTGAGGTAATATTACACTATTGTTATTGTCGTAAATTGTTACAACAGGATATTGTGTTGCTAAAAAATGGTTGAATGTCCATACAGATGCTGCTGATGCAGTTTGGTACATTATTGCATTTGATGAACCATTTAATGCAAAGGATGCCGTTCCTAATAGTGAGCCAGTAAATCCATTTGCTGCAGTTACTGAACCCGTAAATACCGATGAACCACTTACATATAATGCGTTTTGAGAACCACTTGCCAAAATTTGTAATCTTGAACCATTATCAGTAGGAGATGTTTGATTTGATATTGCAATATTACCTGGGGAGGTAAATATCTTCATATAATTACCACCAACTTCATCTCCAAAGTTTAAAGCCGTACCTCTGATAGAGCCACTATATACATATAAACTACCACGTGAATAAATGTTTGCAAATCTATTTGATGCAGAACCAATAGTATATGCATTATCTACCGATGTTGATATATGTCCACCCACCACTAATGAACCAGATACTCTTAAAGAACCAGTTACACTCATTATATCATCGCCAGTATCTCCAAATTTAGTAGAACCCGATGTGTATAAAACAGATGATGAAACAAATGTTGTATGAAATTCATTTGCAGTAATTGTACCACTAATCGTTACCGAACCTGTTATAGTTTGGTCACCATTAAATGAATTAGAACCCGTAGATACAAATGAAGATGTTGCAACTGTATATGACTCACCACTACTATTACCTACCCAAATATATCCTTGTTGTAAAGATGCCGTTAATGTTGTGTTTGTATAAAAACTTTGAGATGATATACTAGCAACATATTTATCGTCTACTACAAAATCAATGGAACGAGATGTTGGATATATAACAGTTGTATCTCCTAAATTTGATAATCCACCAATAAAATGAATTGGACTTCCAACAGTTTGTACAGTTCCAAAATTAAGATTATATCCTAAACTTGCACTATTAAAATCTCCAAAAGTTGTATCATCAACATTAAAGTCAAATGCGTTTGGAAATACATATGTTCCTGCAGCTGAACCACCTGCTGAAATATCTGTCCCATTTACATATAATGAACCAGTTACACTTACTGAACCTGTAAATTGATGTGTATCATCTGATGTATTACCAAATCTAGTAGAACCACTTGCAAATTGAGTGGTCATATTTATAACTGAAGAACTTATAATGTAAGATTGTGCAATTAATGTTCCTTTTATTAGCAAATTAGAACCTGTAATATTACCCAATATATCCAAATCACCATTTGCGATGATATCATGTGTTACATATAAATCATTTTGAATGTTTACATCTTGTGTAACTACTAATTCACCAAATGAACCTGTTTTGGTTAAAGTAATTGAACCGGTGTTTGTAGTATTTGTTGTTATTAATTCTTGTATGGACTCAATTGAACCAGATTTTTTAAAATAAATCTTACCATCGTAAGTATTTACCGCTAATTCTCCTAAATTAAGTGAACCTGTACCAGGTACCTTACCCGATAACGCACTGCGTTTGAGTTGGATATTTTGAGCCATATATATGGAATTATTTAAACGTTATTTAACAACAATGTAGTATATACTACTTGAATAAATATAGATTAAAAACAAAAAACCCTTCCGAAGAAGGGTCTTATTATTATTTATAATTTTTTATTAGTATGTTCCACCATCTATAACATTACTCATTATAAAACTACCCCCATCCCATTGAACAAAATCACCTGCTACAGAAGCAGATGGTACTAATTCTAATTTACCACTTGTATCTCTAAATGCTATTCGTTTAGTGTTGCTAGAACCACTTACTGCAGTTGCAGGTATATTAAATGATGAAGTTACTGCCGAAGCACTTACCGTATTAAATACAACATTGGATGTAGTAGATAAACTGGCAGTAAATGTATTTAAAGATGAAGTACTTGCTCCAATTCCACCAAATAAAGATGTATAATCAGAAGTTCCTGCTAAACTGATTTGAGCAGAACCTGATACAACTCCCATTGAACCAACTACCAATATTCTTTGCTCAGAACCACTTAATCCAGCTATCCAAAAGTCCGAAGTTGAATTCCATAAAAATGAACCAGTACCAGTATTTGGTGCAGTTGGGTCTTTTATGTAGATACCACCATTTGCAACTCCCGTACCATTTAATTCAAGTATATTATCACCTAATTGAACGGTTGTAGAATTTACAATAGTTTGAGTTCCTGCTACTGTTAAATTACCTTGTACAGTTAAATTACCATTTGCAGTTAAGTTTACACCACTTGCTGTCAATGCAGTTAAGATAGATGATGTAAACGAATTTAATGAAGAAGTACTTGCACCGATTGATGTAAATTTAGTATCAACTGAACCTGTATAAGTTCCTAATGTTGTAAATTTAGTATCAATTGAACCAGTATATGAAGCAAGTGTTAAATTCTTTGTTATCTGAGATGCACTAAATACATTTGAATTTAATATTGAATTACTTACAGATGCCGAATATGTATTTAAATTCGTTATTGAAATATTTACACTTGCACTTGTTGTTTCTAAATTAGTTAATCTCGGTGTTGCCGAAGATGTAAATGAATTTAAAGATGAAGTACTTGCTGCTACTGATACAAATTTAGTATCAATTGAACCTGTATAGGTTGCTAATGTAGAAGATTTAGTATTTTCAGATGCACTAAATGCATTTAAATTTAATAATGAATTACTTACAGATGCCGAATAACTATTTAAGTTACTTACGGAAATATTAACAGATGCCGAAGTAGTTTCTAAATTAGATACTCTCGTACCCAATGCACCACCACCACCAAGAGATGCATTAATTGCAGCAATTGAAGATGATACACTTGTTATATTATCTGTTAATACTCTACCTTTATATTGATATCCAGAAAGATAAACATATTGAGACGTTGTTGGTGCTAATGCAGTTGTAGTAAATTGTAAAACACCTGTCTTATAATCAAATGTGTAGTTATTTACTGAAACTTGGTCACCCGCAGTAACTCCTGCCGTTGTTGATGCAGATGATACGAATACTTTAACACCATAACCAGGAGTAGCATCTTCCGCATTTGCGTTTGTTAAAGCTACTGCACCATATTTTGGAGATATAAAATTAGTTTGTTGATTACTATCAATTAATTGACCGCCAATACCTGCTAAAGATGCAGTTGAGTTGGATAATAAAAAGAAAACCTCACTTTTAGAACCAGTTGCTAAATCAGAACGAGTTAAACCTGCTCTATAATAATATTGCATTATATTCTGTCCACCAACAGAATATATAGAACCACTTTGTGCACTTCCACTAAAAGGTAATCCAGTAGATGGTATTAAAGCTTGGTCAACATATACTTCATTGGCGTTGATGTCCAACGTAGATGTAAACGCCTCTTGTGAGTCCGTAAAACTATCATGCGTATATCTTCTACTTTGGAGTAGTCTATTGGATTTGGATAATTTATCTATCGCCATTTTATTTCTTTATTATTAACTAAAAGTTGTTGTAATTGAAGTAACTGGTGTTGGGTCTCCTTTATATCTTACTATCACATAAATGTTAGTATAAGTTGCGTTTAAGTTCATACCATCTGCACTTCTCAATGGAATAGTATAAGTTGTAGTTGCCAATGAACCACCTGTATTACCATATTGTTGAAAATTAGAACCAAATGGATTTTGCCCATCAGTATTTGCCGTTTTACTTGCAACAAAGTTACTTAATAAATCAGATGGGTCAAATAATCTTGCATTACCTGCTCCATAAACTCCTGTTGCAGATGATTCAAATAAGATTAATGCCCCTATTGAGTTATCGGTTGTTAATCCCCAGTTTACTAATGTTTGTCCTAAATTCAAAGTCATTGAAGTTTTTACACCCGATGTTGTAAATTTACGAACATAATATTTGTAAGTTTTAGCCGTATCAGGGTCACCTAACCAATATCCATAAGTACCACCAGGTTTAACTAAGAATCCAGGTTTAACTTGCAAATCGTTTCCACTTAATTGATTTAATGCAAATGTTGTTGTCCAAGCAGTTCCACCAAATGCCAATACGTTATCTGCCAATTGAATTCTATTACTTTCTCCAGTAAATGATTCAACTAATGCAGTTGAAGTATCTGCTCCTTGTGTTCTTGTAAAGTATGCTAACGAACCACTTGCCGCAGGTTGTCCAAATGTTCCTGCAACGTGATATGATAAAGTATTTGTATAAGTATCGGCTACCCCACCATAATCGTATCCAACTGTATTTACAGTAAATGTTGTTGGTGTAAATGTAGTTTGTGTTACGTTTGTAATGTTAGCAGAACCAAATGTATATAATCCGTTTAATCTAATTAAATCAGTTTCAAATGGAATTGTAGCCGTATTTCTTACCGTTGTATTTGTACTATCAAACACACCATTCGCAGTTGATATTGTACCACCAGAAGTTACAACTGAGTTTACACCCGATGTTGCCGTCATACCCGTACCACTCAATGATAATTGTGCGTTTGTTCCGTTTAAGAATAGAGGAGCAAATGCACCACTTATTGAAGATGAAACTACATAAGTAGAACCACTTAAATAAGGTGCTCCTGATAATGAACGAGATACTGCGGTTGCGTATACTACCGATAAAACGGATGCCGTATAAACAGTTTGAGCAGGAACGTTAGTTGCTATTGTAGTTAATGGTGCGTAGAATAATTCTGCACCATTTTGAACAATTGCAGTTGAATATGTTGAAGAACCAGATGCAATTGCAATTGATGCTGATATGTGATAATACCCACTACCACTTGCTCCGTTTAAAGTTGTAATACCATTATAAATAGAAGGTGCAAATGCAGCTGCAAATTTACCATCTTGATATCCCGGAGGAATAACGGCAGGATTAACTGTGTTAATTTTAGCTAAAGTTACACCACTTGTAGTTCCTGCTCCAGATTGTTGTAAGTTAACAACTGATGCAGAATTTGCCGTTAATGTTTTTGAACTATTGTCCATATAACGGAATGTAAACGAACTACTTACGTTAAATGTAGTTGGATTACCATTACTTAATAAACCTACACCAAATAATTGAGCATCCAATGATGATGTTGCCACCGTTGTTCCGGCTGCTACCGATGTATAGTTGTATCCTAATGTACTTGTGTTATATATTGTACCAATACCAGTAAAGATAGTTGAACCTGCGGTTGCAAATCCTTTACTTGCTAAATAAGTAATTGTTGTATTTGTAGAACTTTGTGGAATTCTACCTGTTAATGCAGTACCTGTTGTTGAGTTTGCTAAGTTTGCAGTTACCGAACCTAAAGTTCTTGTATTTGGAGATGCATCGGGTGCTGATGCTGATAATAAACCCGCAACAAATCTCAATATTTCCGAAACGTTTGATGCTGAAGTAAAGTTGTTAAAATAAGAACCTTGTAAGTTACTACCCCATGCATTTGCAGATGGTGCTCCAACATTTATATTTGATGCCGTAATGTTTCCTGCTATTGCTAAACTACCTGTAATTTGTATATTATTAGTAGTTGCGTATACAGAACCCGTTTGTTTAAAAATATTAGCAGATGCAATAGATGAACTAAATGTAGTATATCCAGTTGTTTGTGTAATATCAACTTGAGATGAACCTGATACAACACCCATTGAACCAACTACTAATATTCTTTGTTCAGAACCACTAAGTCCTGCTTTCCAAAAATCAGAAGTAGAATCCCATAAGAATGAACCTGTTCCCGTTGTAGGAGCAGTTGGGTCTTTTACAAAGATACCTCCGTTAGCTACACTAGAACCATTTAATTCTATGATGTTATCTCCTAATTGAACAGTTGTAGAGTTTACAATGGTTTGTGTACCACCTACTGTTAAATTACCTTGAATTGTTAAACTTCCGTTTGCCGTTAAATTTGTACCACTTGCACTTAATGCAGTTAATAATGATGCAGTATAATTATTTAATGAAGTATTCCCATTACTTGCAGTAAAAGCATTTAATGATGCAGTACTTGCTCCAATACCACCAAATAAACCACTATAATCAGAAGTTCCTGCTAAACTTATTTGTGAAGAACCCGAAACTAAATTTTGTATTGTTATATTTTGAGTACCATCAAATGCAGTATTATTTATTAATCTTGCAGTTGTCAATGCATTTGCAACAGTTGCAGTTGCTACTGCCGAACCCACATATCCACCTTTAGTTGCTACTGCTACCCCCGTTCTCGGAGATGAAAATGTAATAGTTACAGAACTACTATCATTTGAAACAATAGATTGTGGAATTATTACACTATTAGTATTATCATAAACTTGAATAACTGGATACGGAGTTCCTAAAAAGTGATTAAATACCCAAGTTGATGCCGCAGATGCAGTTTGGTACATTATTGCATTTGAACTTCCGTTTAATGCAAAAGATGCCGTACCAAATAAAGAACCTGTAATTCCATTTACTACTGTTAAAGAACCAGTTAATATTGTTGAACCACTAACTCGCAATGAACCAGTTATAGTTTGGTCTCCTCTAAATATATTAGAACCCGTTGTTGCTATTGAACCACTCCAAGCATTAATTGATGAAGTAAATGTATTTAATGATGAAGTTACAATTCCAATTCCAGTAAACTTATTTTCCGCAGATGCAGTATATAAATTTAATGATGAAGTTGATGCTGCAACCGATGCAAATTTAAGTATCGTAGATGCAGTATGTGTATTTATTGCGGTTAATGAAGTGTTTATTGTATTACCAACCGATGAACTTAAAGAAGCAAGTGATGCAGATACTGAACTACTAAATGGTTGAATGTTACCAACTAAATTTATTGCTTCATTTTTGTCAGAACCTAATAAAAATAAAGTTGAACTTCCACTTGCATAAACAGGAATACCATCTACTAATCCATTATATACAGAACCAGAAAATACATTGAAACTCGAACCCGTAGTTCGCATAATTCTGTTAACTGCCTGCAATGAACCATTTTCAACTACGGCAAATACGATTGACGAACCATTTGATGCTGATATGTTAGATGAACCCGATGCAATTACAATCTCACCTTTTTGAAGTGATGATGTTACTGCACTTAGTGCTTCTAAACTACCACGTCTTAATTTTATTATTTGTGCCATGTATATTTTATGTTATTCTCCATTAATTGTAGTCATTATGATATAAATATCATCTTTACCGAATAACCGATACTTTTATTTTATATATTTACCATTCACCTTGGTCAATTACATTGGAAACTGCACTTCCACTAATTGATGGGTCTATTGGAGGATTTTGAGTACTACCAGATTGTCCATTTAACCATAGTTGACCAGGTACATTATTATCGTTATCATTTAATCCACCATTAGGTAAATTATTTGCATTTACAATTGCCAATGCCCCACTAACTATTAACGAATATCTATCGGAATTTGTAGTTCCAATTGTTATGTTATTAATAGTATTTCCATTTAATACATTTAATATAGAACCAGAAAAATCACCACCCGCTGCTCCTGCTGCAATTAATGCAGAACTACTTTCTATTTGTTTTAATCTTATTAAATTTGCCATATGTATAAATATCTGTTATTCCAAATTATCTAACCCAATACCAAATAACGTTCATATTATTATTGTAACTTTGTAAAGGTGCGGGTTGGAAGTTAGCACTTACATTTTGCATTAATGTTCCCCACCAATTTCCACCATCATCATGAGTTGTAGTAAATATAGCACTACCAACAAATGGGGTTCCTGGATTTGCTGCATTGTTAGCGTACCATGGCATTCGTTTTTCTATACCACTATCATTGTAACTCCAAGTTGTAGTGCCACTTCCTCCAGTATAAAATAATGAGATTGCTGATATGTTTTGACGAAAACCATCATTGCCAGAAACAGAATTTGTACCAAATCCTGAATTATCATATTGACCTACAAAACTATATGCTTGATTTGCTGTCCACGCGCCACCATTTCTTTCTCTATACTGTGCATCTATCATATAATCAAAACCACTTGCTGATTTTTTAATATAATCTGCCCAACCAATAATACTATAATTTCCATTACTGCCAGCACTACCAAATGTATTACCTGCTACTAAAGTAGAAGGAGCTGCAGTTTGATTTCTAAGTAGAGCATTACCAAATGTCCAATCCCAAAAATTATTCTGCATAATTAATGTCCAACCTCCACCCAATGTAGTCATATCACAATATACTTGAATTGGAATACCACCATTTATATTTGAGTTTTGAATCCAATATAACCCATCTGCCGAAGATGGAAAATCTGTTTTAATTTGAAATGCCGAAGCACCTGCTCTTAAAGCAGTTACACCATCTTGTATACGACTTAATGTAAATCCGTTTGTAATTTGTATTGCCATTTATTTAAATTTACCTATAACATAAATATCATCAAGTGTAACATTATCAAAATCTATATACTCATCATTTAAAGTTATTACAACATTATCTCCAACTTCTTTAATTGTATAATTTCCTGCAATATGCAATCCATAAACTAATATTTCAAAATTATCAGGAGATGCACCTTCCGTTCCATAATCCAATTTAACATTGTTTATTGTTAATGTATTTAAATTATTATCAAATGCATCAACTATTCTTTGATTATATCTTGCACTATTTTCTAATATTTCTTGATAAAAATCGGATATAATTGTTTTGTTATTTACAATTTTTATTGGATTTGGGTTGGATTTTGTATTTGAATTAAATTTTGTTGGAATTGAAGTATCAAATGATGTATTATAATTGTAAGCTATTGATGCACTTAATTCTAACATTGCTTGTGAAGATGATAATGGATTACCATTTATATCTCTACCATCAAATGAAGATGATAACGATGTTTGTAAAATATAATCATCCAATAAATTATCCAAATAACCAGAACCACTCAAATTATTTAAATTAATTTCTTTGATTGCTCTATTTAGCTTTTTGGCATTTGAGTTAAATTGTTTAAGCATATTGTTCTATATCTCCTTTTATTTCTATATAATCCTGTGAATCTAAATTATATTCAAATTGACTTTTAATGAATTTAATTAACAAACCGTTTCCACCGTCTTCAACTATATAATCCGTTGCACTTATTGCCTGTGTGTTAATATAAATGTGTAATCTATCTTGTGTAGTTCTATATTCAATTTCTCGCAATATACTCACAAATCTCCAACCCGTTGCTTCAAAAATCCAATAAGTAGAATTTGTTAAATCTTTTGGAGTTAAAACTGTTTTGCCAGGTTTTCTACTAATTTTTTGTGTTATGTCTAATAAGCTTCTTTTCATTATACAATATTAATAAATTTACCTGTAATAATAACTTCATCGGTATTGGTTACACTAAATTCTAAAGAACCTGTTAAGAATTGTAATGATAGTGATGTACTATTTACAGACCCGGTAATATGTGTATTCCAATAATATCTAACACCATTTATATATGTTTTAATATCATATTGATTTCCACTATAAGTTATTCCCGATGTAACCACCGATGCTAATTGTGGTGGTGCTTGTATTAATTTTATATTATTAAAGGATGCAGAGTTTGGTGTTGCTATTGAACCCGTCATGTTATTATTTATAGATAAAAAGTCAATTAAATCTTTATTATCATAATATGGTGATGGGGTTGTAAGCATTCCTTCTAATCTACCATTTGCAGTTACGTCAGTTTCGGTTGCAACAACAATTCTTTTTGAAGAAAATGATTTTTTAGTTGTGCTTTCTCCATCAAATTTTTCTGGAAGTAAATATGCTTTTACAGTTAAACTAAATTCAATTCTGTTAATTCTTTCAGTTCCTTCTCCTACTTCATTTACAACATTAAAATCACCTAATGTAGTTCTAAATTTAAATTTATCTTTATCTCCCCAATAAGTTCCTGTATATTGTAATTGCTCTATTACTGCATTCAAATGTTCTGTATATGAAGTCCAAACCATACAATCATAGTTTAATTCAACATATTCTGGCATTTGTATTTTATAAATTTCATATTTAGGTTGTGTTGTTTTACCCAATAATGTAAATCTATCGTATCTATTATCTTTTGAATATTTTGTAATACCAGAATATGAAACGTGTCTGTTTAACATTGGCATTTGGTCATCTTTTGCAATTGATGTTCTGCGAATCATCATTAAAGGTAATTGAATTTTACCTTTATCATCTCTAAATACACCTTGTCTTCTTGCACCATTCCATCTTTCGGAATTACCATAAATTACAGGTATTTTTAATGTAACACCATTATTATCCAATACAGGTAAAGCAGTATCTTCTAAATAAGACATCATTGCATAATCTATATCAAATAAAGATATACTTTGTTTTACATCTTCTTTTGTAGATTTTGATTGCAGAATCCTATCGGATTTTTTTAATGGGTTAGTAGACATATTAATCTATTCTTTTTTCTATGTTTAGATTTGATTTACTTACTTGGAATGCTGATATTACAATACTCCAATTATTATCAGGAGAACCCGCTACAAATTGAATTTCGTTTGTATTATCAATTTCATAGTAAGAATCATCGTAATATATAACATCCCCAATTTCAGGATATACATTCCGTTCTTCACACAATTGTCTATCAACTTTAAAAGTCATAGTTTGTGTTAAATCAGCACCAAATCCTTCATATAAAACTCCTTCCGGGTCTTTATCCACTAAACCATTTAGTTCAACACCAGGATGCCAAGTTTTATTTAATGATTCTCCATAAATATTTACTGTTGTAGCATTTAAATCTATTTTAAATAAAACAAAAGTATTTTGTATCACAGTATCTACCAATTCTCTGGCAATACTATGAAAAAAATCTAAATCTCTACCTATTGAAAACTTTGGCATATTATCCTACATATAATCTTAAAGGAACTTTTCTTAACATTTCTTGATGATGTGTAGATTCATGTGCTTTGTTTTCCATCACATTCTTTCTACTCATCTCATCTAAGTTTTCTCTCAATTGAGTAATCAACATATCCTTTTCAACCTGTGCTTCTGCCCTCAATGCTGCCCCATCCAGAGAGATTTCTGCATCAGGTATAGGAATAGATGAATACTTCTCTCTTATTGCCCCTAGCAACTCCTTAGAGAGTGCTAAAGTATACTTTCTAATCCATTGTACACCAACATCATTTATGTTTGAATACTGAATAAAATCATATGGAATATCTGAATAATCCGAAAGTGAATCTGCTTGAATAGTTTGTGAATCATGTTCAAATTCATCTCTACTTATATACTCAAAGTATATTCTATCTGGATGATTTATAGCAGGAACAGGAAATATTTCTAATTTATTATCTACAATATTAAATGAATGTGCTGATTTACGAATGTGGTCATTAAATTCAATATGTTGCATTCTTAGAACATCTTCGTAAAGAGGCATCATTAAGAATTGTGCTGAAGGAGAGAAATTACCAAATCCCAACTCACTCATTAAATTTAATGTACCTTGTGCTCCAACCGAATATGGGTCAAAGAAACGAGTGATTGCAGGAACTGCTTCGTGATAAACTCTCGTTACATCAACAGTTGATGAACCACTAAATATTGTTCCAAATGAACGACCTGTTTCCGCATCGGTTGCACCTGTCATTAAATCATATATTTGTACAGATGATGTTAATGTTACATATGCTTTTTTAATTCCAGTTGAACCCCCAACTCCTGATAAAGTTCCGTATTGTTGTGCCATACGAACTGCAGTTGGTAAAAATGAACCATCTACAAGAGTTTGAGAAAAGTTTGCAACTCTTCCTTTAGGTTGTCCTCTCAAAATATCAAGGTTGTTACGAAGATTAAATTGATTTACTTGTGCCGAATATTCTGAAACAGATTCTTCAAAACAAGCAAATATTTGGTCATTATCTAATTCAATATTAACAATTGGATACCCCAATCTCTTTGCAACCCATGTTGCAGTTTTAGGTGCATCACTTCTAAACCCACTGTCTGAATCATAAATTCCAAAAGGAGTGGATGAACCCGATATAAATGAGCCAGATGTTGAACCTGACCAGTATGTGTTTACAGACATAATGAAAATTTATAGTTTTACACCTATAAATATAAGAAATAAAAAAGAACTGATATTCCTATAAAACAAAAAGGGAGAACATTTCTGTCCTCCCTTAATGGTTACTCTAATTGATTAAGATTAAAGAGTGTTTAATCCATCAACATAAATCTTACCGTAGAATTCTGGTCTTACGATTTTCTTAGCGTAACGAGTCATAACACCTCTACGTGGAGTAAAGTTAGTTGGGTCGTACACTAATGGAGTCATAATCAACGGAACGTATGGAGCGTAAACCGCACCTGTCTCGAAGAAGTTAGAACCTTTGAAACCTAATAAGATAACGTTCTCAGTCATATAAGGGTTTTTGTAAACATCGTATCTGTTAGAGATTTGTCCGATGTTAGTTACACCTGCTGCGAAAGTTAATGCATCTTTACCAGAGTTTGCAGAGAATCCGTTCATTGATTCTAAGATTGTAGCTACGTTTGGAGAAACAACAATAAAGTTTGCTCCACCTCTCATAGTCAATTGGTGAATCTTGTTAGAAATTTTCTGTAATTTGATACCCAAAGTCTGGAACCAAGTTGATTTAGTGTAAGCAGAAGCTGCTGCTGCATTAGAATCAATTGCGAAACCAGTACCAGTCCAATCGTATCCAACTCTTGCTGACCAATATTCAGCAGAGAATGCGTTTTGCTGCAACATCTCTAAAATTTCTAAGTCAATCTCCAATGAGATATACTCAGATAACATTTGAGTTAATTCAGCTTCAGCATCTACTGAGTGATATGCATTTAAATCTTGTGCTAATTCTGGAGTCCAGATTGCTTTCAATTTACGAGTCTTAGCCACGATAGGCTCAGATTTCAATTCTAATTCAATTTCTGGAATAGCCAAGTCAGAACCTCTATCTTCAAAGTCACCACGAGAAATATCATCTGGTTGCTTAGAGAATACTAAAGTTTGAGTTACTAAATCAGTTGCTGCTAAAACTGCTGAAGAAGAAATGTAGAAAGATGCAGAACCATTAGTAGCTAATGTAGTCAATTCTGGGAATTGAGTTGTGTTAGTAGAACCTGAGATTCTAAATGCTCTTACTCCGTTGTAATCAGCAGTTGATGGTAAACCAACTGTTACTTTTCTCCATCCGTTTGCAGTTGCTGCGAATGATGCAGATAACGTTTCGTTAGCTATGAAATCACCAGCAGATGCAGAAGCTACAGTTGCAGTAACTTCTACAGTTACATCATTGATTGTATATCCGAAACGTCCTGCTCCGTAAAGACCACCTTCAGTTGCTTGAGTAGAACCCAATTTGTTACCTGCAGGAGATAAGTTGTCTTTTCCAAAAGTACCACCATTACCGAATAAAGAAGAACCAGAAGCTGGTCTGTTTAAATCAGTTTGAGTACCATATTTAAAATCCATATAGAAAATAAGACCTGAAGGTAAGTTCATTGGTTGAACCGAAACAAATTCTTTTGCTGCGATTGAACCGAAGATACGTCTTACCAAAGGTAAAGCAACACCTGCCCATTCTTCCGAACCTGCTGATGTACCTGTACGAGTTGCCTCGTCCAATAATTGCTTAGCTTGGTTTTCTAACATTACTGCCATACCATGCTTAGTTGTTTCAGAACCTACTCCTTCAAGTAATCCTGTTTTTTCCCACTTGCCTTTCAAACCTCTAGTTTGCTCAAGCATTACGCTCTGTGGGTTAGCACCTGTCATTAATTTTTTTAAGTTCATTTTGAATTTAATTGTTTTTATTATTTAATAATACCAGCTAATTTTTTAAATCTGTTAGCTACTGCAACGGATTCAGAAATTACTTGCTTTTGGATTGATGGTTTAGTAGATTTAACTACTTTACTTGCAAATCCTTCTGCGATTGATTTCTTAGCAATTCTGTTTGATGAAGTGTATTTGAAATTCTCTGCTAATGTAGAGTAAACCAATTTAACTTCTCTTACTGATTTTGTTCTATCTAAAGTTTCAATTACCTTAATTTTTTGTTCGTTAGTCATGTTGTGAGCTCTGAACAATTTGTTTGCAAATAATAATTTTGCATTCAATAAGTTTACTTCGTTGATAGTTGATTGTAATGATTTGATAGTTTTGTAAGCTTCGTTTAAGTCTGCTTTCAATTCTTCAGCATCTTCTTCTTCACCTTCATTTGCTTTATCTTTCAAATCATCTTCCATTTCACGAAGAATTTCTTCTAAGTCAATTACTTTCTCACCATCTGGGTCAGTTCCTGCCTCAGCTCCGTCAGTATAATCTTCTCTTAATTTTCTACGTGATTCTCTTAATCTTTTAGATTCCATTTTTGGTTCTTCTGTTGCCGGAGCTTCTTCATCACCTTCTAATTCAGCTAATTGTCTTCTTAATTCTGCAATTTGTGCTGCGTTAGGGTCTTCTGCTGGCATTTCTTCACCATCTTCTTCACCTTCTTCTTCACCTAATTGTGATTCCAATTCTCTGATGATAGCTTCTAATCCCATTTCGTCTTCTTCTTCACCTTCCATTGGGTCTTCTTCTGAATCCATTCCATAATCACCCTCCATTGGCTCTTCATCAGAATCCATTCCGTATGGGTTTTCTTCTTCAGTAGCTGCGAAAGGATTTTCTTCTTCTTCAGAACCATCTCCTTCTAATTCTGCTAATCTAGCTCTTAATTCAGCTATTTCTTCAGCATTATCATCTTCTTCTTCACCACCAAAGTCATAATCATCTTCTTCGTTGATGTCTGCTACTTTTTCGTAGTCAGTTCCCGATTGTTCTGGTTTGCCACCATCTTTTGCAACACCTACTGATAAATCAGTATCTGCATATAATGATGGTTGAGAACCCGGTGTTTCTGCTGCATCAGTTCCAACTTTAGAACCAATACCAGTAGAATCCAATTCTTCATTTGTAGCTTCTTGGTCATCATCCGCTTCCATTTCTTCAGCTTCTGCTCTCATCTTTTGAGATAAGATAGATTGTAATCTTGGAGTGAATGCTTCTTCAAGTGCTAACTTTGCGTTTGCTAATGCAGTTTCCTTTACGGCTTTAGCATCGGCGATTGCTTCTTTTAACAATTTTGAGTTTGCCATTTATTTTTTTATGATTTACTTGTGAAGTTATTGAATACAACTCCAATGATATTCTGTTGATTGTTCGGTCACTCCTTATATTAAAGGGTATTCATTAATCAACTCTAAAAAGTAATCCCATATGAATGGGATATTTGATAATAAGTATATAACTTTTTAGAAAACTAAAGAAAAATTCCAAATTTCTTTGGAATTATCAATATTTTTTTGTATATTTGTAGATTTTATTGGTGGTTTACCAATTTATATTTAGTAGAATACAATAAAGATACGATTGTATCAATGTCGTTTTGTATCCAAGAATCTTGCAATTTAGGATTTGTTCTTAATTTTGCAATTAAATTACAAAGAGTTTCAAAGTAATTAATAATATTTTTAATATCACTATTTTTATCTAATGTTCCAATTCCTGAAACTTGAATCAAACCTTCTTTACCTTGATATGCTTCAACTAATCCGTCTACTAATCCACCAATTGAATCATAATAATTTTGTAATGCAAGATGTGCAGAATGAGAACCAATTCCCTTAACTGCCCAATGGTAAGAATGTGCTTGAGTTCTACTTTGTAATAATAAAGATGCTAACTCTTCCATTTATTTTGTTTTTTTACAAGATTTACATTCTTGTAATCCTAATCTACTTTTCATTACATCTTCCGATACATCTGCTATTTCAAAGTATCTTCCTAAAACGTGCCCCATATCTTCATATAGAGATTCTAATCTTTGTTCTTGTGCTTTTGCTTCTAATGATTCTTTTTCAAATGCAGATTGTAATTTTTTTAACTCACCCATATTACGTTTAATAGTAACTCTATCAAACCAATCACCACCTTCTCTCAAAGTATATTCTTGTGCTGCATCTGCAATACCACCTAAAGTTTCAGCAACTTGTCTGATGTCAGATTTTCTAGTCATTCCTTCTCTATGTTGTCCATAAGTTGAAATGATTTCTAAGAAGTGTCTTTTTAATTCAGTTGGGAGTTGTTGAAACTCGTCTGATTCTTTAAGTAAGTCTTTTAAACGTATCATAGTATTATTTTCCTAAAATATCTTTTTTCTTAATTTGTTGAATGTATCTCATTAATTCTTGCTTATCCATTCCCATAGCATCAATTACTTTCGCTAATACAAGAATCTCTTTTTTACGATTAAGATTTAAACCTTTAATTTGAGATACCATCTTATCTAAATATCTTTCAACATTAACCGGTAACGTTGTATCCAAATCTTCTAATGATTCATTAATACTTTCATTTTTAGAATCATTTGATTTTAAATAATCTCTCATTGATTTTTCAATATCATTGATAGTTTTAATTTTACCAGAATCTATATCTGCATTAATTAACTTTGTTAGATAATGCCCCATAAGAATACTTGCACCAATGTTAGTTTCACTAGAAATACTTTTAACCATTTCTACCGTTGCACGTTTTAATCTTTCAGGTGTTAATTCCATATTACTCCCAATACCTGCAAATAATTTTTTAGCAACAAATTTTAAAACTTTAATACCAGCCCAAGCTAACATTATTCCAATAGCGATTGTTCCAAAATCTTCGTTGATTGCGGCTTTTTTAACATTAATTTGTTTACCAGGTACTAAATTTACTAGTTTCATATTTGTATTAGTTTAATTATGTTAGTTTAATTCTATTAATATTTCTCTCATTAAATCTTGTGCTTTACACCATTTACCACATTCATCTGCAATCTTCTTCCATTGTTTAGATTCGTTTACAGGTGCCATAAATGCTCCATGTGTAGATGGGTTTGAAACAAAATCCCAACCTACTAATTCAAAGTCTTCCTGAACCATTACAGTACCATCTCTTAATTCTTTTACTGAACCTAATCCTCTTGATGAAATACCTAAACGGATGTTGTTCTTTAATAATTCTTTTAGGATGTTACCCGATGGTGTAGAAAGGATTTCAACCGTTCCACAAACATCATCACCTTCCCAATAGATTTCTCTAACGTTGTGTGATACATTCTTTAAGTTGATAACCGGAGAATCTGGATGGTCTAATTCACCTAATGCTCTTCTTTCGTTAATAAGTTGTTGGTATTTTTTACATTCTCTTTCAAGAATTTCTTTAGGGTATCTTCTACCATTTTGATTTTCCGCGCCTGCTCTTTGCAAAACACCTTTAACAAGTAAAGTACCGTTAGATTCTTCTTGTATTTTTGCTTCAAACAAATGCGTTTCTATCAATAATCCTTTGCTCATTACTTTAATTTTAAACTACGTTGTGCGTTAGTTAATCCATCAATTATTGATTGTAAACCACCTTTAACACCATCAGTATCTCTATCTTTAACTCTTTTATCTAAAATCTTTGTATTCATTTTTAGAAAGTTAATGATTGCGTTTTCAACTGCATTCCATTTAATTTCTTCTTCGTTTATAGATTCGTTTTTTGTTGTAGGTCTTAAAACTTGCAAATCACCACGATTAGAAGCTTGTGTAGAAAGTGATAATTCAGATTTTGCACCATCTTCCCATTTTATACTACTTCCGTTGATAACTCCGTTGTAATATTTATTTTTACGAGCATCAATTACCATTCTAATTTTATCTCCGTTTTGTAATCTAG